TCAGCGCTTGCGATAACAAACGAAGAATAAAATCCCGGCGATGATTAGCGCGATTATCATTACCGCCGTGCCGTCAGGCGGATTATATAGGCGCGTCGTGGCGGTGTGTTCTGTCGAAGTCTCGGCGGCTGATTGACGATAAGCCACCGTATCAAGCCGGTTGAAGGCTTCGACGCTGTCCCTATGAACACGCCGCCGGTCAATCACGCGCCCCTTTACAGCCTTGATGCGAATAATCTCAGGCTGACAGGCGACGGTGTCGCCAATGGAATAAGGCCGCTCGATATTGATTTTCAGGGTATCGAAGCTAAAATCAATATTTCGGATAGCGGAGTCAATCATCGCGATTGTGCGGTGATGTTCCGACCGGGCGACAGAATCGACTGCGACGGATTTATCCTGTTGCAGTTCCTTGTGGGTGCGGCACGAAGTGATGAGGGCCAGCGCAAGGATGAAGATTATCGACCGCATAGTTCAGGCTCTTTTTGGACGTTGAACGAAGGACATGCTTTGTTGGCGAACTCGTTGTGTCCGTGGACTGTGGCGCCGGGATATTTCTTCCGCATCTCGGCCACGAGTCGCACGAGTGCGGCGCGTTGCGCCGGAGTGCGCGTGTCTTTGGGAGGATAATCTCCTTTGGCATTCTTTGTGGAAGCGCAGCCACCGATGTAGCAGATTCCGATGGAATGGGTGTTCTGGCCCGGTGTGTGTGCTCCGACTTGATTTTCAGGACGCCCACGATGAACGGAGCCGTCGCGGTATATCACATAGTGATAGCCGACATCAAAGAATTTTCGGGCGAGATGCCACTGGCGGATTTGGGCGACAGTATAATCCTTTCCCTCCGGCGTGGCCGAGCAATGGAGGATTATCTTATTGATGCGCCGGGTGTTCGGTAACGAGCCGACACCGAGAGCCGCCCAGGTCTTCGGGCCAACGATGCCGTCCACGGCGAGGCCGTGCGATTTCTGAAAATCGCGGACGGCTTCATCGGTAATCGGGCCGAAGATACCGTCAGGAATGAGGTTGAGTTTGCGTTGCAGGAGGGCGACGGTGTCGCCCCGGCTGCCTTTACTGATTGTTGTTGTCATGGTTTTTGTATTTATAGTGGTAGTCGATGCCGAACAAAGCTCCCGCGAAAGTCAGAATCTCGCCGAAGGCGATAAGGACGGAATTATGAATTTCGCCGGGAGGAGGCATTATGAAGCCGGAAATCAGGAGGCCGCAGCCGACCACTATCAGCAGAATTGCGGATAGTAGCTGAATTGTAGGCTTATGCTTGTGTAGATTCATAATTTAAGGTGAATTTTGTGGGTTAAAGTGTTGTGTATGTGGAGAATTATTTGTAATTTTGCGTTAGTCAAGTATCATTCGAGCTACCAAGACCGGACACCTCTCAACGATGTAAAGCCAAGCTAATGAAACCGAGTACCACTGCATTTTATGTGAAACCAAGCTAATTAACCCGGACACCTCTGAACGAAAGTGAAGCCAAGCTAAGAAATGTGGATACCTCTGACGTATGCGAGATAGCATTCCGGATCGGGCTATCTGTGTCGAAGCATTTGCGATAGCATCCCCCGCAGGTTTCCTACGGGCTGTCGGATAGAAGTTTAACTGATAGCATCCCCCTTGTGGCTCCGCCACGAGGGCTATCTTTTTTATATGGGGGTATCACTTTCCGAAGTGCCATGTCTTTGTCGAGGGATTGTAGATGACCGAGAACTCGGCGAGCGAGCTTACGAGGTTTGCCGTGGTGATGAGCGAGCGGCCCGGCAGGATTTTCTTGGCGAAGCCGATGGCGAAGCGGAGACGGATCATGCGGTGCTTCTTCGGATTCTTGGGGTCGAGCAATGAAATGACCGAGCGGCCCCAGCCGATGCACGGTGTTCCGTCCTTGCGAGTATGGAGCTTGACAAGAGCCGTAGGCTCGTTGGAATAGCCCTGCGCCGTCCGGCAAAGGTTGAAATGTTGATTGGTGCTGAATGTAATGATATTGCCGGTGGCAATCTTAACCATGTAGTAAGTGCCGAACAGATTCCAGCCCTTGCGCTTTTCGCAGTATTTCTTTGTAGGATTACCTGCGGCGATTGCGACTTTGTCGCGCCACGGGTTGCGCTTGCGCGTAAGCCGGAAAAGATAAGGCACATAGCCGTCTGCGACGAGCTGCTGCGCTCCATAGAGCCGGAGGACTCCGTTCTCGACTGTAACCTGAATCTGTGCGGAGTTATACAGACCTTTCGAGCCGTCGGTCATGCCGAGTTTGGCCTGGACGGTCTCGAGGATTTTCTGAATGTCGGCAACGGCGCGTCGGGCGTTGTTGAGGTCAACGACCTGCTGCGCTTTCATCGCCCCGGCCCTCTCGGTGGTTGCCATATTAATTATTGTGGCGTTCTCATTGGTCATCTGCTGACCGGTAAGAAGGTCGATGAACGTGTTCGAAAGCCTTACGAAGTTACGGTCAGCCGGGCCCTGCTGCAATTTGCAGACGGCAGTATGGCTGACCTTCGAGAGCGCGTTATACCAGTTGCCAAGGATGGCCTGTGTCTCCGAGGTTCCGGCGGTGGCGAGAAGGTCTGCGATGCGTTGCAGAATATAGCCCAACGACTCCGGGGTTATGGAGTCTTTGGTCTGCAACTTGCGAAACTCGGCAATGAGTTGAGAAAGTGATTTGGTATCAATAGCCATAACTATGCTGTTTATACGGCAAAGTTATGGCGGCGACGATACCGGGGAAAAGACACGAAATTTCAACGGAGTGCGCTGTATGTCAGCGAAATTTTGTAACTTTGCGTATGACAACACTCTATAAGATATTGATTTTGTGTGTTGGCTTTGCTTCCTCCTGTAACCTATGGGCGCAAAGTCATCTTGACCCAGCTAACGATAGCAGAGAGTTTTTAGCGCAATATAGCTATTCTTTGCTCACAAAGGAACGCAAGGGTGGAATAGTTATTGAGCCATCTTTCTCAAATAGATATGGGATCAGTTTGTCAACGAAATGTGATAGTCTGACACTGATTGAAAAACGACCGTATGGAATTGTCTATCTTGATAGTATTAATGTCAAAGAGATTCCAGTGGTAAAAGTAGCCATTGATTCTGTATTTGGCAAAAGCCTTGCCGAACTTATCGATGTTGCCGTTGAAAAGGCAATGCCAACTTTTTCTGCCGGACTGGATGGTGTGATGTATTATTTTATCTCATCAAATGACAGCATTGGAAAAACATGGTCGCCATCAGATGAATCCTCTAATTGCGGTGCGCTTGTCAATATTGTGGAGGCATTAAAAGATGCAATACAAACAGGAGAGTTGCAGAATTTTATTGATGATTGGTGGTGCTCAATCGACAAACTTCGGTTGTCATTTCAAAATGCACCGGCGTTGCCTCCCTTTTATCTTAATAAAGAATCTGGCAGCACAGACAACAATCGACCTACTGTCGAATACAGCGCAAGCAGTCCTCTGACAGAAGATTTTCAGTTTAATGCCTTTATGTCGTGCCCTGCGGGTTATATAGAAGATACTTTAAGCGGAGATTCGACACCGATTTACATGGAAAACGCAACGGATTCCATATTCATTGATTTTTGCAAGGCTCTTGTAAAATGGCGGGAACAGGCATCGGTTTCTTATGTAAATGGCATCATTACCGTTAATAATGATGAGAAAGAGAGTTATGAGGTCAAAAACTCAGGTAAATCGGTTTACTTAAACTTTACACTCCCTTACGACAAACTGACGATAGATAATTTATTAGAACAGAACAACAATTGCATATTAAGATATATGCTTGAAAATATGATGCCGAATGAAGCTGTCAGACCAACTCCGAAAAATTCAAGCAAGAAACGAAAGGAAGGAGGCAAGCGATGAAACTGAAGAATATGATATTTTGGGTGATTTGGGGCTTTTGTCTATGCTATTTTATCGTTATTTTAAGCACGGTGGACCATGGGCGAGGTTTAGCAGGTGGGACGCTTATGCTTTTTAGCCTAATATTTTTATTGGCAACAACAGCTTTATGCTCCTTTTACAGTAGGCGTGCAGCCTTAATAAATCTCATAGTTGCAGTTGTTTATAACACGATGCTTTTTCTTAGTTTTACTGTCGTACATGGAGAAGGCCGTCGTTTGCTTTTGATGTTCTCAATTTTGTTTTTGAACGGGTGTCAGGGAGCGGGATTGTTATTGTATCTGCCAATATTAATAAGAAGAAATCGGAATTAAATCTGTGTTACGGCGCGGCGCATGATGTCGGGATTGAGGGCGTTGGATATGGCGCGGCAGAACTCCTGGCCGAGAGAGTCGGCGTAAAATTCCTGAATGTTCATTACCGATGCGAAATACTTGCGGGAGAACCAGCGCTTGCGCTTGCGGCCATTGGCTTTGCCTATGTCGCCGGGGTTTCCTCGCGGAGTATTGCGCCCCGTGCCATAATCGACGAACAGACCGTAGGTATTAAATGCCTGTTCAAGAGTAATGTCGATGAATTTGCCGTCGGCAGTCAACGACACACCGACGGTTGAGCGGTAAAGCGCCCCTGTGTCGATGACACCGAGAAGTACGATTTGCTCGCGCCATATCTTTACCATAGTGGAGTTGAACGCTGTAACATAACGCCTCCGTTGCTCTACGGCATTATGTTGGGGATTGGGAATTGAGGATTGGGAATTGTTCATTACCTTTGCAGTCTGAAAGATGAATTTATGGAATATCAATATCGATTTGAAAAATTGAATGTTTGGATTGAAGCGAGAAAACTGGTCGTTTCAGTCTATCAACTCCTAAAATCTTTTCCCATTGAGGAAAGATTCGCTCTGTGTGATCAACTAAGACGCGCAGTCATCTCTGTTCCGTCCAATATCGCAGAAGGATGCGGAAGAATATCTGTGAAAGAGCAAATCCATTTTATGGAGATTGCTTATGGGTCTCTGATGGAAGTTTATACCCAGATGCAATTGGCTGTGGACTTGGGATATATCACGGAGTCTGATTTTCAACCGTTGAAAGAGCAGATAAGTGCGGTTGCTAAATTATTGAGTGGATTCCGAAACAGTCTGGCCTCCCGTCCGCAATAATCAATTCCCATTTTCCCAATTCCCATTCCTCTGCGCGATAGCGCAAATCCGTAAACACATCGACGGCTATCTGGAAATATGCACCTGCGGCTCCATTGAAAAAATAGCGGTCAATCTCGTTGAACGTTATTCGCGGGTCAAGGTAGATGCAGTTCTGCTCCAACCTGACCTTTTCAGGGAGCAAGCGCGACATGAACTGACGGAACAGTTCACGCATAGTTTCCATACACTCGGCGCGGGCCGCCATATCCTCGGCGGCGTGGCGCATAGCGAAAAACACAGTTTTGACGCGGCGCGTGCGCGGAGTGTTGTTCAACTCGGTATATCCGTCGGCTATATCGCTGACGCAGACGAAGGCGGTTTGAGTCTGCGCCTCGTTGACCGCTTCCTCGAAGCCGTCGAGACCCGACACGCGGCAGAAGGTAAAACCTTCTTGCCGGGCAAGGCGGTTGGTTGCGGTCAGTTCCTCGAAGAAACCGGCCGCATCCCATCTTCCGTTGAGCTGCGCTGTCATTTGGATTGTGTTTTGGCGTTCAGTTCCTTATACTCACGCGCCTGTGCGTTTAACTCCGTTAAAGCACGGTGCGTATCAAGGGCGAGGACTTCTTTCTCTTTGGTGACATCGCCCTTTGTGAGCGCACGGATCTGAGCGTTCATCGCGTCCTCGACCGAGGGCGCGGACGAGCCGAGCAGGTTGCCGCCGGTGGCGGCACTGATTGGCTGAAAGAAGTCCGGGAATTTGCGCGAGAAGGTATCTTTGAGCGCGGCGAACCAGTAGAAGATGCTTATGCGCTCGTATGGCTTGAAGGTCATTGCCTTGCCGTAGAGCGTCGCGCCGAGTTGGTCGAGCAGGTCTTCGTTCTGCGTCTGAAGATAGCCTTGATAGAGATTGTCGCAGATGATGAAGGTCTCAAACGGCACTTCGGAGAAGTCAGCCGGGAGAGCGTGCTGGCGGTTGATTTTGGATAGCCTGACGGGAACCGTCGGCAGAGAAGCGAGCCAGTCGAGATTCGGCAGCAGCTCTGCGAGGGTCAAGGGAGTAACCTCAAAAAGAATCTTTGCTTTTTTGAGGAGATAGGCCCCGCTGTCTTGCCGACCGATAACCTTTGTGCCGCTCCATTGGAGAAGGCATAAGGTCTTGATTTCTTCCCAGCAAAATCGGCTACACTCGGCATAGTCCAAGCAAGCTTGGCTCTGCTCTCGTTGGCACGATTTGTCGTCGGTGGCGAAATCATCGGCGAGAAGCTGATAAACATAGCGGAGCTGTTTATCGGAAAGCTCGTGCCAGCCCTGCGGCACGATGAAGTTAATCGAGATTGTCTGCATATAAAAAGTGCTTTATCGTACTGCGAAAGTACGGTAAAGCACTCTATGCGTAAAAGACGTGATTTAATGCGTGCAAAGATATACTTTTAGCACAGGGAATAAGATAAATGAAACGAGATACAGATAAAACCAAATGGAGGTCATATTACCATATCTCTTTTCCCATTCGTCATACTTCCTATTTACAAGTTTTGGCGGATATACAGCCAGAACGAGAAGATAAATTATTACATACGTCAAAAAATATTGAACCCACCAAACTAATATCAAAGGGATAAAGGATAGAGCAACTGCCCATACAGGAAAGGAAATGATGATACGGGGTATATTACCATAACGAATGCTGGTATCAGCCTTTATATATAGATAATGTAGGAAGTTCATCTTGCCATTGAGCCATTGAGGATTTGATGACCGCAAAATTACTCAAAATCGGGCAGGTACGCAAGCCAAAGCCCCGCCGATTGCTCGGCGAGGCTTTGGAGTCGGGGTCGTTCAATATTCCTGCTCGTGGATATTGATGCTGCTGATGTATTCGAGGCAGTCGCTGAATTTTTCTATCACGAGCATCGTGGCGAATGTTCTGCTGAACGTGAAGATGTTCGCAAAAAGGCAGGTCGATTCATCGGTGAAATGGATGAAGGCGAAGAACTTTCTTGCACCGTCGGGGCATGTCTGCGAGTAGTCGGTGATGTTGGCGAAGTCGCGCTCAACGGGTCGTTTGTCGGGAAGTATCATATCGAATTGATTTAAGAGTTATGTGCCGAAGCACTTGGATTTTACGTGCAAATAAAAGAATGTGCATAGGAGGCTGAGAGAGTCAAGGGTGATAGCCGTTCTGCAACGGAGCGAAGAACGGAGGAACACGGAGTGCAAACCTGCCCTTGACCTGCTGACGCATATTCTAATTTCGCACAGGAAAATCAGTGCCTCGTGCCATAACTCCAATGCGATATGACCGACAAATGACCCCTGCGACGTAGCTTCACCGACTGCCGATTGCCCCGACACCGCTAAAAGAAGTAGCCCGAAGCCTTCTTTTCATTACGAAAGACCGGCGGCGCAAACAGCTTCGCGGTTTCCGACTGGTGCCATTCGCTGAAAAATTCGGGGTTCAGCCGGATATAATTCACAATATCCGCGAGCCTCCGCGAGTTGAACGACCCCGACCGCAGGTAGCCCACGACCTGCGCTTTTACCTGCCGGACAATAACACCTCTTTCCGAGGTCAGATCTCCGCGCAGGTTCTCCGAGCGGAGCGCTGACATCAGTTCCGGCGACAGCCATTCTTCCGAGAGGCTTGCTTCGAGGTCAATCAACTGCGGGCGCAGTTCACAATACTTGTCCCAGAGTCGTTCTGCTTCCCCCGACTGTTGGGTTACAACATCAAGGGTCGGAAACAGCGTGGCGCCGAACCACCGGCCTTGCGGTGAGTCCGGCCAGCCCTCGACGGAGGGCAGATTGTGAAGAAGCTGCGCCAGTGCCTTGTCCCTCTCGGAGAGCAGACCGCCAACGAGCCGATCGACGCGCATCTTCGATGCCGGGGAAAGGTTTTGAGTGCCGACGGTTGCGAAACCGTTGGGCGTAAGCACAAGGTCGAGTTGCGGCACGGCCAGACGGTATGCCTCGACAGCGACGATATGAGCGGCTTCTGCCGCGACTGCGTCGAGCAGTTCTGCCGGAACGAAGTGGTGGCAGAACCATTGCTCTGCCCTTTCAAGGAAAGGAGCGAGTTTGTCAAAGAGCGGAGTTTCCCCTTTGACCTCGCGGATAATATTAGGGATGAAACGGCGCAACGTTTCATTATCGGTTATCAGTATCATGGCCGGAGTTATCTTTTGAATTTGAATTAGGGAGTTTAACCTGCTTTGCGTCCTGATGTTCATCAAGGGTCGTTAACTGGATGAACGGCACGTCGACAGTCACGCCCTGCCAGCCGTTAAATCGGATTATGATGCGATGAACGGTAAAGAGCAGGTCGTGATACGGCTTCTGCAATGCTTGGGCTATGGTGTAAAGCTCGCGCTTGTCCGAGCCGGAGTTGTTGCTTTGCGCTTTGCCGGGGACTGAGCCGACAAGGTTACTATGCACCCGCATAGTGAAGCATATCATATTGATAGCCTCCTGAATGTCGGTTTCCCAGTCACCGCCCTCCTTGCTGTCATCAATCTTGTTGATAACAACGTCGTGCTGTTCCTTGCCGTCGGGCGTAACATAGAACGTCGAGAACCAGGCTTTGCCGCTGTTCTCGGCGCCGGTAAGGAAGTCGAGAATCTGCTGTTTCTCGGCGACGATACGCGCTTGTTGCTTGCGACGGTCGGTGATGCCCTCGGCGCGGAAAATGCTCTCCCAGTATTTTGCGCCGACCTCGATGTGGTACTTTATGGGAGCGGAGTTTTTTAGCTTCGCTTCCTTTGCGATGCCGATAAGCTGCTTTATGTTGTACCACTTACCCCGGAACAGGGCGCCATAATAAGGAATGGGATAATATGTGCTATCCACGGTCGGGATGCGCGATACAATCGCAAATTTCCGGCACTTCGAGTTCTTCGTGGACGAAGCGCCCAAGGGCGATGACTTGGCGAGTCTGTCTTGCAGATCGCGCCAGGGCGAAGTCGGGTCGAGCAGGTCGATTTCCTCTATCTGTGAGCGGTCACTGACCGCTTTGCGCCAGTTGGCGTAAAGGATTTTGGAAATACGACCGTGCTTGTCAGCCGGAGTGAAGCGGCAATAACAGGCTTCCTTTCTCAACAGACGGACGATGCGCGAGCCGTCCTCGTTGAGAATAAGCACGGACACGGCGAAGCCAAAGTGCTTGAAGTCCTGACAGATGCCGAGGAAGTATGCGGCGAGGTCATTGTCAAGGAGGAAGTCATCGACAGCCGACTTGACCGGTGCGGAGGCTTCGGTGGCGCAGTATTGCAGCCCCGAACCATAGCAGACCTCGGCGTTGAAGCACTGGCAGGTTGCCAAAGTTTCGTCTTTCTCGACGAGTGCGAGCAAGTCGAACGGCATTTGATTGTCGCCGCCCCACGGAACGTATGAGAGCGTATCATCTACGATGGTCGGCACAATATCCACGTCTTCACGGAAGACAGTTGCCGAGTTGACGGTGAACGCAGCGCGGGCCTCGAAGCCCGGCAGCGTTTCGACGGAGTTGTAATTAAGGTCGGAAAAAGATAAGTCCATAACTTGCTGATTTATGCAGCGAAGTTATGGACTATATAAGGTGCGCGAAAAGACGCCTTATCGCTTGATTCTTGTAACTTTCCCGCAGTGAGGACAAACATATTCTTCCGACAGGAATTCAATGTCGAAAGTGTTGAAACATTGGTTACAGTAATAAATATCTTTTACATCGAAAGATATAGTACGAATATGAGCCGAAAGGCCAGGCCCTGCCATGAACCAAAATTTTAAGGCTACAATTTTGTTATCCTGAATTATAAAATCTAACGAAGTAGGTTCGTTTTCTGAATTTTTGGAGGGTCGCCAATCGAAAACAATTTCAATTCGATCTTCAGCTTTATGTAGAATTTTACGCTGGTTTTCCAAATCAAAATTACACTTTATGTAATTTTCATTTATGCCGTGGACTTCAAAATGTGACCGATATTTGCCTATTCCAATAAGGAACTCGGCATCAGTTTCTCCCTCGTCGTTTCCAACACCTATTTCTGAGAAGTAGAAACGAGTTGCTCTAAACAACAAGGTATCCTCTAAGATTGCCTTTTTTATTGCTTCTGGTATCATATAGAATTATTTTCAGCAAAGTTACGCATTATTTCCGAGACTTTGGCTATCAGGCGGCTATAAAAATACTTCGAGGTTGTTGACGCGGAATATGCAGCAGTCGCGTATCTTGCGGCACTCGCCGGAGGAAAGGATTTTGACGTTCCTCCAGCCTCCGTAAAAATTGTATCGCAGGGAGATACAATTTCGGAGTTCCAGGATAGAGCCGTCGGATTTCCATACGGAAATGTCGACGGGGTCGCCGGAGTTGAGCATTGTTCTGGCAGTGCTTATGTGGATAGACTGTGCCATTGTTGCGAGTTGATGAGTTGACGAGTAACGAGTTGATGAGTTACGAGTAAACAAGGTTGTAGGGTTCGGAGAAAATGCCGGGGGAGGCGGAGAGCCGCACGATTGGGCGATTGTCGGTATATCGCCATGCGAACTTGACCTTGTTAAGTTTCTCGTCGCCGTCCTGTATTTCGCAGGTGGCGTCGGTAATGAGTATCGGGGCGAGAACGAGCGGGTCATAACTGTTTGTAGGGTCCGGCTCGATTCGGAACACATCGTGCGACGAAAAGAGTTGGTCTATCCAATCGGCTTCGTCCGAAGTCAGCGGCCCGGCCTCCACCTCGTAGGTCTTAGTCGTAGACTGGTTGTAGAACCGAGAGCTGCCGTTGATGATGGCAAGCGAGCGTTCAACGTTGGTCTTTGCGGTGGTTGCCACCGGCAAAGTGGCCGAGTCCCATACATTGAAACAGTTGCGGAAGTAAAACGATTCAAGGTCTGTGAGCGAGTTGTCAACGAAACAGGTAACAGACCGCTGACCGCAACGGACGGTAAACGACAGCAGCGTAATATTGTCAGGGCGAGCGGCGGCGAACCCTGCGGCATCGGCAATGACCGAGGACAACGGCACGTTGATCTGCACGACCCCGGAGGTGGCGGCGGTCTTGCCGGAATCCATAAAATATGAATGAAGAAATCTCGCCTCAGATTTTTTCGTCTGAAAGGTATGCTGTACCGAATACTCCAGACTCTCCCCGGATTCCGCGTAGAAGAAAAGGGAGAGCGTGGAGCCGGGAGCGACACGGCGCATGGAGAGCGTGGTAAGGAAGTTCTCTTTGAGGAATGTGGGAATATCCGTGCAGACCGTGAAGCGGTCGCAATAAAGGATATGAAGCACACAAGAATCCGCCTTGTTGTTGACGGAGTCGGTAAATACCCGCAGGGTAAAGTCGGCGCATGACTGGCCCGACTTGTTCATCTCGGCCTCGATAAGCGAGCCGAGATCATAGAGCGTTACATTACCGCCGTGGGCATAGTAACGCTCCGAGAGAATGACGATGCCGCCGGTGGCGGTCAGCGTTACATCGACATATTCCCCCTCGACGGCGACGGTGATTTCACCGACAGCCGAAGAAAGTATGATGCCTGTTGGCTTATATGTAATCCGGTGTGCCATGCCGCAAAGTTAACTTTGCAGTCGTGGCCGATAAAAGACAGAGAGAAAGCGGTCAACCCCGGAGGGTCAACCGCTGAACCGACGGTTTGGAGAAGTCACGTCTCCGGATGGTCGGGACGGAAGTCCGGTGCGTCGGGGTCGATGCCTCGCGCGATGTACTTCGAGCGGAGGGCGTTGTGAGCCTGAATGACTATCTGATTGATGATGCGGAAGTGCAGGTCGTCAATCAGGAGAGCCATCTGCTCGCTTTGGCTCGGATACTGCGAGCCGAAGCCGTAATTTATTGTTCGCGCTGCATCGAGGATTACTTGCAGCTCCTGTTCGGTAAACTTGTTGTAGTCGATTTCCATTGCTTCGGGGATTATAGGGTGAAACATTCGTGATTGTTGTTGTCGATGTGGAAGATTGAGAGCGTGTAATTCTCGCAGCCTTTAACGAACTGGACTTTTATAAAGTCCTCGTCATCGCGCCAGCAGTAGAACAATGCCAGACGCATCGCGTCAAAGTCGTTGTCGGCCTGGAAATTCCATTTGCCTTGTTTCGTGAAACAGATATAATCGCGCAT